TTCTTGAAAGAGGCATCAGCATTGACTGGTTCAGGCGCAGGCATCGGCGGTCGCACAGCATACGACCCAGTATTCGTTGCACTACGTTTGGCAAACCCATTGCGTGGCGCAGGCCGTAACGTAACAACTGACGGTTCAACATACCAATTCCGTGCAAAAGTAGGTAACGCGGGTGCGGCTTGGGGCTATCCAGTAAACAACAACACTTCAGCAACTACTGAAAACACAAACATTTGGCAATTAACATTGCAAGATTTGAACGTTCAATTCCCGGTCAGAACAGCGGCTTTGGATGACATCGACGGGCTTGAATCAAACCTTGTTTCAGACATGTTGGTTGAATTTAGCCAAGCTGAAGCGTTATCAATGGTTCAAAACGATGATCAAGGCTTGACAACACTACCTTATGGCGGTTCAAACGGCTTGCGCGGTTTAAATCAATATCCGGGCGTAAACAGCACATACACTGGCGGCACAACTTCAACAGCGGCATTTGGTTCAAGTGGCACTGGTTCATCAAGCGGTTTGCATTCACTAGCAACTTATGACCAGTTGACAACAAACGGTGACGCATTGGCAAACAATGTGACATATAAAGACGTTGTAAACTTCATTTACGCATTGCCACAACAATACTGGACAGAATCAGCGAAATTTATGATTAGCCCATTAATGCTTGCCGCAATTCGTGGTTTGACAGACAGCCAAGGCCGCCCAATTTACGTTGACGGTTTAGCACGCACTGACGGCATTGTTGGTTCATTGCTTGGCTTTGATGTTGTTGTGAATAAATACCTTGATGTGCCTTCAGCCGATACAGCGGCAGGCACAGACGATTTATTCCCAATGTATTTTGGTGACTGGCAACGTGGTTTTGCAATCGTTGATCGCATGAACATGGTATTGCGCCGTTACGACCAAACATTACCGGGTTCAATCACTTTCTACGGTGAAAAACGTTTAGCATCAAGCGTTGTTGACCCATTTGCGATTGTTCGTTACCGTTCAACTGCAACTGTTACTAAGTAATTAAAGGCGGGGCGGGGAAACCTGCCCCCTTTTAAATCCTTTTAGGAAAATAAACCATGAAAACCGAACAAATTTTAAAAGGCATTAAGGAAGCATTGATTGACGGTAAGTCAGTGGTCAATTTTTCCGAAAAAGTCGATTCAAACGAAGCGTCAGCATTAACAGGCAGTGGCCTTAATGTTGGTGGTCGCACTTACTTTGATGATGCGTTTGCGGCATTGCGTTATGCAAACCCATTCCGTCAAGGTTCACGCCAAATTATTGGCAAAGGTTCAGCCGCACAATTTGTGGCAAAAACAGGTAACGCAACAAGCGCAACAAACCCATTTGGTTACACAGTTGACGCAAACAGCGGTTCACCTGATATTTCAACAGCATTTTGGCAATTGCCAATGCGTGTTATTTCAGCACAACTGCCAATTCGTAGCGCAGTATTATCAGACATCAACAATATTGAATCAGCGGTTGTTAATGATTTAATGTTAGAATTTTCAGCCATTGAGGCATCATCAATGGCATTAAACGTTGACCAATCAGGTTCAACAACAACAACTTTAGGCGGCACAAGCGGCTTGCGTGGTTTAGTAAACTACAACACAAGCACAAGCGCGGCCGCATACGGCACAAGTGGCACTGCAATCACAAATGGTTTGCATACCGTGTTAAAAGAAGAATTTAGCGCATCAGCAATTGGATATGATGACATTGTGAACGCGGCATCACTATTGCCAGCACAATATTGGTCAATGCCAAGCACTGCATGGCACATTCACCCAACATTGCTTGCACAAATCCGCAAATTAAAAGGTTCAACTGGCGGCGCACCAATGTTTGTTGAAGTTGGCAGTGAAGACGGTGGCGCGGGCGCATTCTTGTTTGGTTTCCCAGTAGTTCCAAACCCATATTTGGCCGCACCAGCCGCAGGCAAGATTTCAGCCGTGTTGGCATGTTGGGATTGTTTCATCACTATCGTTGACGGTGAAGAAATGTCAATCCAACGCTTTGACCAAACACAACCCGGCACAGTAACGCTTTATGCTGAAAAACGCATGGCATCAACTGTTCGCGATCCATTTGCAGGCGTGTTTTTAATCGGGGCTTAATCATGGCTGATACTTATGGCATGACAACTTTTGCGGCAACGCGCAATCCGTTCAATTACGATAAGTTTGAACAGATTGACCGTGCCATAACAACCAATTGGCTTACCCTTGAAGAAATCACCAATCAACTAAACTTGTTTGGTGATGAATCACAAGATGCTTATTTGGAAAGTTTGGAATTGGCCGTTCGTATGCACATTGAAGACTACTTGGGAATGCCTATTTTCCCAGTGACATATCGTGTATATTACGGCATCAGTTCACAATACAACACGCCATTAAGTTTAGATTTGCCTGAAGTTTCAACAACTGATTTGCAGATTAACAGTGTGAAATTCTACAATGCTGACAACCCAAGCATTTTAGTAACTATTCCATCAACGGAATATTATTTTGATGCAACTGGCAACAAGGTGATTTTGAACACTGGACTGCCTTCAAACATTAGCACAAATCGCACATCGCCAATTGTTGTTGAATATACGGTCAATCCAAACATAATTGCCCAATATCCTGTAATTAAACAGGCCGGGTTGTTATTGTTTACGCATTTGTATAATAATCGCAGTGATACAACGGCAACAGGGCTTCAAAAAATTCCGTTTGGGGTTGATGCCTTATTACGACCATATAAACCGCTTGTGATGTAAGGAATAGGCATGGCAATTGCACGCTTTGAAAATGTGGATGTGAACACCCTGACTTTTGGCGTTAATGCCTTTGGTGAAGGGTCAACCACAATCACAAGAAAGTTTACTGGCAGGCCATTGGTTCAAGATGTAAAAAATTCAGTTGCAATCACTGAACGTTATCGTGTTTACCAAGATTTGATAAGCATGAAATTTAATTACACGCCGTGGATGAAAGATGTTGTTGATAATCAAAACTTGTATTCAATCACATGGCGCGGTAAGGATTGGCGAATTACCGATTGCGTTGAAAGCAATGATAGAATGTCAGTGACATTAATGTGTTACCGTTCCGATCCTGCAACGAAGGTTTAAAATGACAACACAAAACAACATTGCACAATACGCAACCGCGATTCAAGCGCAACTTAAAACCGTTGTTGGTTCAGTGCCAGTTTACTCACTGTTCAACAGAAATTTTGCAACTGAACCATTGTTTGTGACATGGCAATTGCGTGATGTTCACCAAGATGTTTACACAGGCATTTATCAAAGCAACAAAGGTATTGATAGGCCAACGTTTCAGATTAGTGTTTTTTCAGGCAGTTCGCAAAGCGGCTTTGAATTGGCAAACACCATTATTCAAGCATTGCATGGATATACTGGCCAGTTTGGCGGCGTTGGTGGTTTTTATATTGCAAAAGCAGATGTGACCATGTTATATCATGGTTATGATGACGAAATAAAACTGTATAATATATTTATGGATTGCACGATTGACATTCCTGCATGATAAGACAGTAATTTATTAATTTTTTAAAAAGGAAATAATATCATGGCTTTACCTGATAAAGTTTTACCGGGGTTTAGTGCAACCTTATACGCACAACCAACATCAACACCAACACCGTTGACCGTTGCAAATTTAAGCGTTTACGCAAGCGTTTCAGCAATTGCAGTTTCAGGCAATGAAGTGCCAGTTGAAGCGATTCCTGCATTTGGTTCAGACGATGCAGTTGCATCATTTGGCGTTGCTGGTTCACGTCAAGGCGATAAAATCCCAGTGCAAAATGCACCAACATCAATGTCAATTACAGCGGCATGGAATCCAGCCGATGAACAATTGCTATTGATTCGTGGCGATTCTTACAATGGCACGATTGACCGCACTTTCGTTATTAGCGCAACTGACGGCACAAACATTGTTAATTACGCATTCAACGGTCGTGTTGGCAATTTTCAAATTGATGCACAACCGGGTGCTGAAGCGAAATGCAACTTCACAATTCATCCGCGTGGCAATCAATTCGGTTGGTCAAACAACACTTAATCGTTTTGCCCCCTGCCGTCAATCAACTGCTAGTTTAGAGGGAAACGGTAGGGGTTTTTTAAAAGGCATAAGACATGAGTGATGTTAAGATTAGCAACAACAATGAATTGCTTGGTTTTTTATTAACGCAAGCAAGTAGCGGTCAAAAAGACTGGTTTGGGTTTACACAGCAACGCATCACGGGCATTTATTTGACCCATCAATTAGCGGCGCGACATGGCGATAAAATGACACCAAAACAAGTTGTGTCATACGCAAAAGAATTAAATGATGAAATTTATCAGGGTTTCATTAAGGTTAAATAATGTCAACAAACACCAAGTTTGAAATTACAGGATTGGGCGAAACATTAAATGTGTTCAAGCAACTTGAATCAGAAATTGGTGATAAGCAAGCACGTTCAAAAATTTTGATTCCCGCAATTAAAGAGGCAATGCAACCTGTTTTAAATATGGCAAGAATGCTTGCCCCAAATGACACAGGCATGTTACGAAATACTTTGACAATTGTGGGTCGTAGGCCAACAAATCGTGACCGCAAATCAAAATATATCACATCAAGTGATACCGTCATTGCTATGGTGACAACCAAAAATATACCCAAGAAATTAAAAAATAAATTTATGCAAACGCACGCAGGATTGATTTCTGATTATGCCAATGCAAAAAAAGGTTCAGAATTTAAAAATATTGCTGGCCAAAAATTAAAAGCGGCAAAAAGAAGTTTTTATGAAAATCACGGCATTCCTTATGATGCCCGTGCAGTTGCAAACGAATTTGGAACGGGTAAGATGGGCGCAAATCCATTTATGCGTGTTTCATTGGAAAGCCAAGCCATGAAGGTTAGTCAAATGCTTGGTCAAATATTACGACAAAAGATTGAACAATATAGGAGTAAGGCAAAATGAGTAAATTAGCATCAGCACTTGGCAAGAAGTATGAAGAAAACCGCGTTTCGGTTATGACGCGCCAATTTGAATTGGGCAATCATACATTTAAAGTTCGTGTTCCTAGTGTCGGCGAAATTGAGGCAATTTACAATTATTTTAAAAACCCAAATCAAGATGATGTTGATGTTGCATTTGAAGAAATGACAGTTGGGTTGAAAGAATTGCAAGAAGAAAGCAATGATATTATTCAGCATATTGACAATGACATTATCGTTGACGGTCGGTCAATGCGAGAGGCCGCCCGAAACAAAACAGTCTTGCAACATAGAATTGTTGAGTATATTAAGTTTTTAATTCCTGAAACTGGCGAAATGCCATCGGATTTAACTTATAAAGATGTTGAAGAAGAATGGCCATTGGCAATTCAGTTAATGATGGTTGATAAAATCAACGAAGTTATATCGCCTGATTATAAAGAAATTCGGGGAAAGTAAGTGGTTCATTAAGGGCGCAAGTTCGCGCATCAATGCTTTTTAATGGACATACGCAACAATCAATTGATGCAATAGATGAAATTACAATGAATGAAATTGTAATGATGTATTCTGACGGGATGGTTGGCAATCAAGCAATCCTTTCTGTTTTTGGTTCATTAACCGCAGGGGTTTTTAACTACACACGCGCACCACATACTGCGCCATTTAGTTTAAAATCAATACTTGGCACAAGTTACGGTTATATTTACCCCGAACAGGAAGTGAAGCCAAGTGACGCATTGCTAACATTTATGTCGCAAGCACAAGGGTTTGATATAAGTAAATTTAAAAAGGGTTAAGTTATGGCAATTATTTCAAGACTTGCGGTTTTATTGGGATTGGATTCTGCGGAATTCAATGCGGGTCTTGGTAAGGCCGAAACAAAACTTGCAGGATTTAAAGGAAGCACTGCGGCAACTGGAATTGCACTTGGCGCACTTGGCGCGGCGTTTTCCGCATCGGCAATTGGTGCGGCAAAATTTGCAGACCAAATCAACGATGTTGCAGTTGCCAATGAAGTTTCAGTTGGTTCAGTTTTAAAATTATCCGAAGCATTAACACTTGCTGGCGGTAAATCCGAAGACGCTGGCCGCTTGTTTGCGGCATTTTCAAATAAGATTGAAGAATCATTAAGTGAAAGCGGCAAGAAAGGCCGTGAATCATTCCAAAAATTAGGCGTTACCCTTGAAGATTTAAAAACATTAAACAGTGAAGACTTGTTCGGCAAGACTTTGCAAGGGTTGGCACAAATTGAAGACCCGCTAATTCGTAACGCACGCGCCGCCGATGTATTTGGTAAGGCAGTAAAAGGCGTTGACATCAAAGGGTTAAACGAAGAATTTCAAAACAACAAAACCAATTATAAGGAAACAGAAAAGGCATTCAAGGATATTGCCGCGGCAATGGATATTCTTGACAAGATGACTTTCAAATTAAAAGTTTCACTTGCAACAAATATTGGCGCAGGGTTTAAAAATGGTTTGTTGGGCTTAAATGCTTACATGGAAGGGTTGGACAAGTTAAACATTAAACAACGGGCATTAAACGCGTTGTTAAGTTTGACACCTTTTGGCGCAGTATCAAGTTCAGTCACAGCAATGTCAGCCGGCGCAAAATCAGTTAAAGAACCAAGCAAACCTGAAAAGTCGGTTGAAAATGTTGTTCGTGAAGTTAAGCAATTAAAAGAAGTTACTGACGCGGCAAACAAAGCCAAGAAGGATGCCGAAAAAGAATTGGCAGACGCGGCAAAAGACACAGCGCAATGGGCAATTAAACGTGAAGCGGATGAACGTTCCGCCCGCGAAGCGCGTGCAAAAGAAGTTGTGCAAATGGTTATTAAACAGCATCAGTTGTATGAAACAACCATGAAACAGGCGCAACTTGATAAAGAACGCCTTGAATATCAAAAAACGCTAGTCAATATGTCAGACACCCAACGCGACAAAGCATTGGCATTGTTTGATATTGAAAAAGAAATGGTGCAGATTCAAAAACAAAATCCAGCTTTTTCACCTGACATGTTGGAACGTATTAAGCAAGCAAAAACGGAAGCGGTATTGGCGCAAGAAGAATTGACACGCGCACAAAATACATTTCAAGCCGGTTGGAATCGCGCTTATGAAAATTTTGTGGAACGTGCAAAAGATTCAGCATCAATTGGCGCAAGCGCATTTCAATCAATGGCATCAAGCATGGAATCAGCCCTTGATAATTTTGTTCGTACTGGCAAATTGTCATTTAGCGATTTAATAAACAGCATGATTAGCGATTTATTACGCATGATGATGAAAGCCCAAGTAAGCAATATTTTTGGCAGTATTTTTGGCGGCGGTGAAGGGATGGGAAGTTTCCTGACATCAAGTTCAACCAATTTTGGCAACGGTGGCGGCTTGTTGGGATTCTTGGGTTTTGCAGACGGTGGCGAACCGCCAGTTGGCGTTCCATCAATTGTTGGAGAACGTGGCGCAGAATTGTTTGTGCCGAAAACCGCTGGCACAATAGTTCCAAATCATTCATTATCACAAGCATTGGGAAGCCAACCGCAAACCGTGTATAATGGCACAGTTGTTCAAAATTTAAGTGCGATTGACACACAGTCAGCCGTTCAGTTTTTATCAAGAAATAAAAATGCGGTTTGGAGTGCAAACCAATCGGCACAACGTAGTTTGCCAATGTCGCGGGGATAAGATATGTCATTAAATACAATTTTAAGAATATCGGAATCGGTTGGAATTAACGACCAACGATTTGTTGGCCAAATTGTCAGCCGCAACCAACGCATTTCAACTTCAGAAATTTTAACCGTTGTGCCATTTGAATTTGACATGAAGCCAATGAATTATTTGCTTTATAGTCAAAATCGCACATTGCTTGCCGAATTACGTTATGCCGATAAGGCAACTGAACAATACTTGAATTTTGGTTCAACAGGTTGGTTAAACTACATCAAATATCAAGGTGACATGACTGAAGCCGAAATTGGCGCATGTGCATGGCAAGCCGCTTCAGCAAATAAAACATTGGTATTGGGAAGTTTGCCAACGATGGGTTCAACTGAATACATTGTTCGCACTGGCGATTTCTGTCAGGTTGGCCGTTACGCTTATATTGCAACCGCAGATGTTCAACGTGGCGCAGGGTCAACTGTAAACATTCCTGTTCACCGAAATTTAATTGATGAAGTTGTCAGCCCGATTGGCGCGGTGATTGGTCAATATGGCACAACAATCAACATGGGCGGCGGCACTTTTGTTGGCGTTACATTCCCAGTGATTTTGCGTGAATATCCAACTTACACATTAATTCCAATGACTGACGATTCATTTATTCAATGGAATGGCAACTTCAACGCGTTTGAGGCGGTACTATAATGAATGTAATTGCGCCAGTTGATAACACCAACAACATTCGGATGGCTGATTTTGTGCGTGTCACAACGCCAACCGCAGTTTATCGTTTTGCAACAACACCAAGCGCGTTGACTATTCCTGCAATTGATTCCGAACCGTTTGATGGTCTTGGCGTGTTGATAAGTATTGGCGAAGTGACCCGTGACATCAAATCAACTGCAAACGAAACAAGCGCAACTTTGGTTGGCCTTGACACTGCATTGCTTGGTTGGGTTTTAAGTCAAGAAATTAAAGGTTCACAAATTGAAATGTGGCATGGATTTTTTGACACTGAAGGCGCATTGATTACTGGCGGCGGTTCGGGTGGAAGTGGCTTATATCAATATTTTAACGGGTTCATTAATTCATTTTCAATCAGTGAACAATGGATGGAAGAAATAAGACAATACGTTGGCACAATTAGTGTCAGCGCATCAAGCATTCAAATTATTCTTCAAAATAGAACCGCTGGCCGTTATACAAACGACAATGCTTGGCAATTTTTTAATCCCGGCGATGTATCAATGAATCGTGTTGCATTCATTGAAACAATCAATTACTTTTTTGGTAAAGATAAAGACCCAAACGCATACAAGACATGATTCGATTTGCTACAAGACACGATAATAATGCCATCATTAATATGATGAAACAGTTTGCGATTGATGCCAAATATCCAATGGCCAAAAACCCAATGAATTGGTCGCAAACGCATATTGAAAAAACACTTGATGAATTATATGCTGGTCGCGGATTTGTATTGATTGATGATAAATATACGGGAATTTTGATTGCAGTAAGAACGCAATCGTTTTGGATTCCTGAATTTATACAGTTGCAAGAAGTCATGTTGCATGGCAAAAACAAGTTTATAATTGGCAGGCTGATTCGTGATTATGCAAGAATAGCAAAACAATATGTTGAACAAGGCAAGATTAACGAAGCAGTTATGTTTTCAAACAATGATTGCGATTACACTGGATTTGATATGATTAAATTTGAATCAGCATGGCGGGTTAAATAATGGCAGGCGCAGTTGTAGCGGCATTGGTTTCCGCAGGCGCAAGCGCAGTTGTCGCAAACGTTATTGCATTTGCAATTACAATGGTTGCATCATCAGTGTTGTCAAAGGTATTTGCACCCGATATGCCGGGTCAAAATGGAACGCCAAGTCAGCCCAATCCGGGCAATCGTCAACAGTTACCGCCAGCGGGTGATAATAAATTGCCGGTTGTTTATGGAACGGCCTATGTTGGCGGCGCAATTATTGATATGTCAATCAGTGAAAACAATCAAGACATTTATTGGGTGTTTGCTTTATCCGAAGTGACCAACACCGAAACAGGCGGCACGCCCGACACAATTACTTTTGGCGATATATATTGGGGCGGTAAAAAATGCGTGTTTAGCACAACCTTTGGTGAAGAATACAAAGTTGTTGGTTTGCTTGATGAATCAACAAACGAAACGCAAAACATTTCAGGTTACATGGATATTTGGCTTTATAACAATGGTTCAAATTCACCTGTAAACAGCACAACAAATGCAATCACTGTAATGAACACAAGTGGCCTTGTTTATAAATGGCCGGGCAATAAACTTATGACAAATTGTGCTTTTGCAATTGTTCATTTACGTTACAGCCAAAGCCGCAATCTTACTTCATTAAATCAAACGCGTTTTCAACTTACCAATTCACGCAAAGCCCCCGGCGATTGCTTTTTGGATTATTTAACATCAACACGTTATGGCGCGGCAATTCCAGTTGCACAAGTTGACACTGCAAGTCTTGATGATTTGAATTCATATTCAAACGCGCCAATTGGATTTACAACTTACACTGGCGGTTCAAGCACAATTTCAAGATTTCAATTTAATGGCACAATAGACACCAACCAAAAGATTATGCAAAATTTGCAGGCAATGGCCGATTCTTGCGATTGTTTGCTTAAATACAATGAAATTAATGGCACTTGGGGTGTTATTGTTCAAAGGCCAACATACACAGTGGCAATGGCTTTAAATGACAGCAATATTGTTTCGGCAATTAATGTTTCGCCAATTGATATTTCAAATTCATTTAATATTATTGAAGTGAAGTTTCCTGACGGTAGTGAAAAGGACACATTTAACAGCGCATCATTTGATTTGGCAGTTTTAAATCCATCATTGCTTTCGCCAAATGAACCTGTAAACAAACAATCAGTAAATCTTTATTTGGTCAACAACAACGTGACGGCACAATACATTGCCAATCGAATGCTTGAAGCCGCTCGCGAAGACTTGCAAGTTCAACTTGATATTGATTACACAGGGTTGCAACTTGAAGCGGGTGATATTGTTACAGTAACAAATGCCAATTATGGTTGGGATGAAAAGATTTTCAGAATTATGAAAGTCACTGAAAAATTTACAGACAACGGTCAAGTTTTTGCAACATTAAGTTTGTCAGAATTTAATCCTGCCGTTTATGATGATTATAATGTTACGCAGTTTACGCCAGCCCCAAACACTGGAATTGGTTCACCATCGGCATTCGGTACAATTCCCGCACCTGTTATTTCAACGGTGTTGCCAAACGCGGCCAATCCTGCGTTTTCAGTTGTTGTGACAACATCAAGCGCAGGCATTACACAATATGCAGAAATTTGGTATTCCGCTTATCAATACCCAACAGAATCACAACGTATTTTTGCAGGCACAACTGAAGTCAATGCAAACGGCGACCCTTATGACATCAACACCGTGATGCCTGCCGTGCAATTATTTAACATTCCCGCTGGCAATTGGTATTTCTTCAGTCGAATGGTAAACAGTATTGCATCTAGTGATTTTTCATTGGCTTCAACTGCAATTCAATGGCGACCAACAACCTTTCAATTTGTTGACAGATATATTGGCGTGGCTTATGCCGATGATATTTCAGGCGGTGGATTTAGTTTAAGTTCAACTAACAAATCTTATTATGGATTGTGCAATCAATCATCAACAACAATATCAACAACGCCTTCAGATTATAAATGGTATTTAGCTGATCCGTTGTTTGGCACAAATATTCACCTTGTATATACAAACTACCAAAACAGAAAATTTGGCTTTGACACTGATTTTGCCGCATACGCAGGCGGTTCGGGGGCTTTCGTTCCTAGCACAACATCAAAATTCGACATTCGACTATGGTCGGCACTTGACCCGCTATCATTAACGCCAAATCTTATTGATTTGGATCGTAGCACAGGCCAAGTTATTCAAACAGGCACAACGACATCAAACACAAACGGTGGGCAAATCTACATTGACAACACGCCCGATGGAAAATTGATTGCATCTCTTGATGTATTTTTGCCGCAAATTGCGGAAGGCACTTATTTGACAGGTTCAGCCGCCACAATTACGGTTGACAGATTTGGTCGCGTTGTTGGATTTAGCACACCTGATAATTTCTATTTCAGCGCGGAATATTTCACTGCAACAAGCGGTCAAACTGTATTTACGCCAGCAACCCGCGATGCAACTTACATTACAGGTCAAGATTTGATTTTCCAAAACGGTTTGTTGCTAACGCCAACGTCAGACTATACCGAAACATCATCAACATTTACTTTGACAACTGGGGCAACTGCGGGTGATATTGTTGCGGTTTTATCAATGCGGGCAATTTCAAGCGTTACATATTATGAACCATTGTCACTAATTGTTGATTCAACTTCAACCAATACAGTTGTTTGGACTGCAACGCAAATGCCATATCAACTAATTAACATTGGCGATAAATTAACATTTAGTAACGTGGGAACGCCAACGCAATACACGGTTACAGGGGTAAATTACACAACGCGCACAATCACGTTTAGTACGAACCCAACTGCAAGTGCGGGTGATTCAATTTATCGTTATCGCGCTTCAAATAGTTCATATCCTGCATTTAGTCGTTATGTTTTTGATTTGACATCGGCAGGAAGTTACACGCCAACAGATTGGGCGATTCAAAGCGGCTATGAATTAATCTTTTTAAACGGCACTATAGTCAACGAACAAGATTACGACCTTGTTTTGGGGGCTGTCACTAATTTTCCAGCGACAACCACAGGGCAAATGACGTTTATTCAATTTGCTGGTAACAATTTGAACGTGCCAATTGGCAATATGGCAAATGTGGTAACATTTACAACTAGCGGAATTGCAACTTATTCATTTAATTTTAATGCAAATGCGTTTGATTTGTACGCTAATGGTTGCTTGTATCAGCCAACTGCGGATTACACAACCGCAACTAATAGTTATACACTGTCACCAACACCAAACAACGCATCAACAATTTTAGTGCAACAAACTTTCGCGTCAGCGGGCGCGGCTTAGGGGTATAAATATGAGTCAAGCATTTAATTTAAGTCAATTTGCAAATAAAGTAAACACTAGCGGTCAAGCGGATTTAACAACCGCTGTGACAGGCACTTTGCCTATTGCTAACGGCGGAACAAACAACAACGCTTTGGGAGTAACTGACGGCGGTATTGTTTACGCTGATGGAACAAGACTTCAAACGACAGCGGCAGGAACGGCTGGTCAATTATTGACATCTCAAGGCACAGGAACGCCAACTTGGGAAAATCCGCCGCAAGGTGGTTTTAGTAATGCTATGGTGTTTGAAACTAGCGGCACTTTTGACGCTTCATCTTTAGGCGTAACAAAAGCAAAAATTACAATTTACGCTGGCGGCGGTGGTGCGGGTGGTGGTTCGTCAACAGTCGCAGGAAAAGCAGGCGGGCAAGGTGGGTATGCCGTTGCTATAGTTGATGGACTTAGTGGGACATATACAGTTACCGTTGGAAACGGCGGATCAGGCGGTAATTTTGGTAGCAATTCAGGTGCAACTGGCGGCACTTCATCTTTTGGCTCTTTAGTTTCGGCAACAGGCGGTGCTGGCGGCGGGGCATATAATACAGGCACTCAAGGTTCAATCGGTGTTGGTACAGTTTCGTCAGGATATTTAATTAGAACAAGCGCGTCAGGGCTTTTAACTAGCACGGGTTATCCAGCCATTGGAATTTTTATAGGCAATAATAATACATCTAGCCAAACGGGGGTTGCGTTTTCAAAAACTGCTAACTTAGGTGCTTCAATTGGAGGCAATGGAGTAAGTAATAGTTTTGGTCGTGGTGGCATTGGCGGCGTTGTTTTAGTGGAGTATTAAAATGAAAAAAGCACTTATATCACCTAATGAACCTGTGGTAAATTTTGACGACACAACAGGTTATCGTTGCGCGGAAGTGGTAGCACAAACATTTGAAGTTGCATTACCGTTATTTTGGGTTGACTGCGATGACGCTTGCGTTTCTGACCAATGGTATTACAACACAAAAATAAAAGAGTGCGTGCCAAAACCAATTGAGTCAGTGCCGCCTGAACCAACAGAATAATTGGCAATAGAGTGAAAGCCATGTAAAATGTTTTCACCTACAAGATAATATACGACCGCGTTATGATGAGGGCATCGTGCGCGTTAAATTTACCGAGTAGGGGAAAAGCATGGCTATTTTTAACAAAAACACATTGACGCAAGTAAGTGGGTTTGATAACCCAATTATTGCGGGCGAATTAGTATATAACCAAAAAACTTTTTGGGCTTTATCTTTAGCGACCGAAGGCGTGCCTGTAGATTTAACAGGCGCAACTATTAGCGCACAAATTATTCGCAGACAACTTTCAAACATTCAAGACAGCCGCTATGGGCTAACATTTGACATCGCGGATTATACGACATCAACCCCGTCACCAATTGACTTGGTTATTTCAAACCGAGTGGACTTAACAGGGTCATTCACGCTTGAAATTGATGAATCAACTTGGTCAGTTATTTCAACCGATACGCAATTAGATATTAACGCGACAAATTGCGCGGGCTTTTCGGGTCGCATCAAAATTAGTTTTCCAGCATCAGGCGTTACGCCAGCCCAAGACAGCATTATTTTCTTGTTGTTTTTAATTCGTTCCGATGGCGTGGTAAATTGATATGGATTTAACTATCAACAAATCAAACACGGCTGACGTTTCTGTTTTAATCAATTCAACGGAAGTCACCATTCAAAAGTCAAACAATGTATCGGTGGAAGTAGCGACAGCAAAACCTTTGAACATTGAAGTCAACAAGGTTGCCGATAATCTTGGTTCAATGGCTTATCAAAACAGCGATGACGTTGATATTACAGGCGGCACAATTACAGACTTGACGCAATTACAAACCGATTACATTGATTTTGACACAGCCATATCACCCCCAATGGTTGTTGGTCGCATGGCATGGAATGTAAATGACGGCACAGTTGATTTGGGAATGAAAGGCGGCAATGTAACGCTTCAAATTGGTCAAGAATTATTGCAACGGATTTATAACAACACAGGCGCAACATTAACTGACGGTCAAATTGTTGTTGTTGAGGGTTCGCAAGGTCAGCGATTAACTGTTCAATTGGCGCAAGCAAATTCTGATTTAAATTCAGCCACAATTTTAGGCATGGTGACTGAACCTATCTTAAACAACACCGAAGGATTTATCACGGTTTACGGAATTGTTCGCGGCGTAAATACGCAAGGCATTGATGACGGCACAATCCTTTGGTTATCACCAACAACGCCGGGTGCTTATACTGCCACAAAACCCGTTGCCCCTGACCACCTTGTTATGGTTGGTTATGTTGTCAAAGGAAAATCCGTTGGCGGCGGTTCAATCTACGTTCACGTTCAAAACGGTTACGAATTAAACGAATTGCATGACGTTTTAATTACAAATCCACAAACAAACGATTTAATCAGGCGCAACGGTTTGGGATTATGGACTAATCAACAAGGCGCAACTGGTTCATTTACAAGTTCAGACGGAAAAGCAATCACTGTTGTTGGTGGTCTTATTACTAGCATTGTTGCTGGCGATTGATATGGCACAATCCCCGCAAGATTTGCTTGAACAATATGTTGACAGAATGATTGGCAAAACAATTGTTGGGGCTGGCACAACCGAAGACGATAGTTTTGAAATAGATTTAAGCGATGGCAGTGTCATTGTTTTTTGGGGCGATGAATTGTCGATGTTAATTGATAGCAGTGAATTGTTAAATTAGAAAGCCAACCTATGGATGACCAAATAAAACGACTTGACCGAATCGAAGAAAAACTTGATAAGGTTGGCGAAGCAATAATTTCGTTGGCGCGTATGGAAGAACGCATGATTACATTATTCAAACGAATGGATATGTATGACCAACAGCAATCAGCGTTGGAAGCGCGTGTCACAAACGTTGAAATGAAAAACGCATCAGCCGCATGGATTGAACGTGTTATTTGGTTGGTGATTGGTGCAATGGTTGTTTACTTTATAAACGGAAAATAAATGATTAATTCACGAAACATAAATGATTTAAATTCAAAAGTTGCGGCAATGGCAAGTGAATTTATTAATCGTTGCAAAGCCGCTGGCATTGATGTGATTATCACTTCAACATATCGCAACATTGAATCGCAAAATGCTTTGTATGCACAAGGTCGCACAACACCGGGCAAGAAAGTGACAAACGCAAAGGGCGGTCAATCATTTCACAACTGGAAGGTTGCATTTGATTTTTGCCCAATTGTTAATGGCAAAGCGGCGTGGAGTGACGCGGCATTGTTTACCAAGTGCGGTGAAATTGCTGAAAGCGTTGGTCTTGAATGGGCTGGCCGTTGGGTTAAGTTTAAAGAATTAGCGCACTGCCAATATACTGGCGGATTAACACTTGCAGACTTTCAAGCGGGAAAAACAATATAATGGATATGTCAAAAATAACATCAATGCTTTTCCCTGTAATGGTTTCAGCCATTGCATGGTTATTAAGTCAAATCACAAACCTTCAAGCCGATGTCATTGACATTAAATCCAAAATGCCTGCATTGATAACACCGCAAGGCACGCCAACAGATAGCCCAATTTCAGCGGAAAACCGTGCAAGATTAAAAGAAGACTTGATGGCAAAAATAAATGATTTGCAAGTTCAAGTGAAGTTGATTGAAGAAAGAGAAAAGCAAAGGGGCAACAAATGAATTTTGACAGTATTGGTGGCCGCAGATTCTTTTTTGCCGTTGGTTTGACAGGATTATCGGCATTTCTACTTTATGCAGGCAAATTAACAAGTGGCGATTTCACAAGTGTTGTTAATTTTAATGTGATTGCCCTTGTTGCCGGACACACCGCAGACAAGTTTGCAAACAGGAAAACAAAAAATGATAATGATGTTGGTTAAAACTTACTGGAAACAACTTGCGGCAGTGGCCTTAATTCTATTTGTTTTTCTTTTTGGATGGTATAAGGGCAACGCATATCAAAAAGCCAAATTTGAAGCGTTTGTGCAAAGCCAAAAGGAATTGGCAATTCAACAACAAGCCCGCAATGATTTAATTAAAAAGAATCAAGATTTGGTCTTGGTTCAATCGTCAAATGCTTACAATGACACAATCAAAAGGATAAATGACCATTATGCAAAAAATAAGCCTATTATTATTAATCGCGTTGACGGGTTGCACAACACTGACCCCAGTTCCAACACAATGCCCAACGTTCAAAAAACCGCCGGCGCATTTACCGAAAGCGGGCGAAACGAAAACGCAATTTCTCTTGAACATGATTGCGCCATAACAACGGCACAATATAACGCGTTGCATGAAACATGGGATGATTTGTGCAAAGTAAATCAATGCGAATAATCGCTGAAGGATAAGACATGATTGATGTTGGTTTAAAGCAGTATGCGACTGAAAAACAGTTGCATTACATAAACGCAATCAATGAACATGGAAGTTACCGAAAAGCGGCCGCCGCATTAAATTGCAGTAAGGGTTCAATACAAAAAGCGGTTGAATTGGTAAGAATGAAAGCCGCAAAGCATGGTTATGCCCCTGATTTTGGCATGGTTCATTCAGTTCCCGAACCGTTTATTGTCAAAGGCCATTCGACACTTTACGATAAAGACGGCAACACAAAGTTGCAATGGGTAAAGACAACCGTTGAAGACACCAAACTTCAACAAATGATGTTGGAAGCAATTGAAGCGTTGAAAGAAGACATCCCGCGTGTCAAACCTATTGCCGCACCTAAATATGGCAATCAAAACCTTTTAAACTGCTATGTCATAACCGATTATCATTTAGGCATGCTGGCGTGGAGTGAGGAAACAAAGGGCGGCGATTGGGATATTGACATTGCACAGGATTTAATCATAAAGTGGTTTGAACAAGCAATCGAACAATCACCCAATGCAGACACCGCAGTTTTTGCACAGATGTCAGATTTCTTGCATTTTGATGGCATGGATGCCGTTACGCCTGCATCAAAACATTTGCTTGATGTTGACACAAGGTTTGCCAAGTTGGTTCGGTCAGCAATCAGGGTATTGCGAACAGTGATTGATATGTTGCTGGCCAAGCATCAAAAAGTTCATGTCATTATGGCAGACGCAAACCATGACCCAGTTTCACAAATATGGTTGCGCGAATGGTTCAGCGTGTTATATGAGAATGAACCGCGTATCACAGTGGACAAATCGCCAAACCCTTATAATGCGTTTGAATTTGGTAAGACCGCATTGTTTTTCCATCATGGCCATAAACGCAAAGTGACAAATGTCAGTGAAGTATTTGCAGGCCAATTCCGTGAAATGTTTGGTCGCACAAAATATGCCTATGCACATACAGGCCATTTGCATTCGATTGATGTGAAAGAAAACAACTTGATGATTGTAGAACAGCATCGAACGCTTGCCCCTGCGGATGCGTATGCCGCACGCGGCGGTTGGTTGTCAGGTCGTGATGCCAAAGTGATTACATATCACAGCCAATTTGGTGAAGTCAGCCGATTAACCATTAATTCCGACATGCTAAAGTAAATTAATGATTTTCACTATTGTTTGCATGGAATATTAAGCAGATTATTAGATGCAAGCAATTTTGCTTGGTATTTATTAAGGGCTAACATCATGTGGACAAAACCAGCGGCAACAGAAATGCGTTTCGGATTTGAAGTGACAATGTATGTGATGAATAAATAGTTGAAAAAATAGGGGGCGTTTTAAGCCCCCTTAAACGTTGCGTGCGGAGATTCACGCCAAATGGCATTTTCATGCCAGTTCATTTTATTTTAAATTTTATCGTAATGCAATCCATCATTAGAATTGCGACCAATATTTTCAATCCTTTGTTCGCCATCACCCCAGCTTGTGTCAACAACATCAACTGGCAATGGAGGCGGAATATATTTTTCTTTTTTCTTCACGCCAAAAATTTTTTCAAATTGCTTTTCACCTTCAGGCGAAAGAACCCTTGAAATTAAATTGTCGCCAGTTATGTCATTTTTTGCCATCATTCACCACCTTTTCAACCGAATCAATAAACGCCGTTAAAAACCCCAACGGAATTGCCATCAACACATACCACCAATTGTGTTCGGATGTAATAAACCAAGCAATCCCAAGTTGACCAATCAAGTCAACGATTGTGTATTGTTTTTTTGCTAAATAGTGAATCATTATTTTTTACCAATCAATATATGTGTTTCATTGCCGCGTGAAAACGAAACAATGCAACCGTTTTCTTTATCAATCATGCGCGAAACATACATTCCAGTTATGAAAGAAAACAAACAACATGCAATTAAAAATTTATTATCCATTATGCTACCCCGTCAAATAATGAAAAAGATGAACCAATTGATGCGCCAACCGATTTTCGTTTTGGGCGTTGCCAAGCATAGTCACTGCCGGGTCGGTCAAGGTTGCGAATGATTCGACCGTGTGGGGATGCCACATCACGCATTTTGTTGTGGGCAATGTCAGAAATAGACATCATGCGTTCAGACAATTCTTGTTCAATTTGCTTTTCAGTGCGCGGCACATATTCACGCGCAGTTGACCGATAAAAACGTAAATTGCCAATTTGCTTTAATTTTACAGCGCGAATGTGACCGTGTTTTATTAAAAACCGCAAATGAAATTTAAGCGTGCCAACCGACATTTCAAACATTGTTGACAATTCAGGTTGTGTTTTTACTTCATTTAATAATGCGTTGTAAATTGCCAATCGCTTTTGGTCGCATATTTTATAACGTTCAAGATTCGTTTTCATGTCGTTTTCTTTCTTATATGGATGGGCTTACTTTCACACCCCCTGCATGATTTCAGCCCAATTCTTTACATGCTAGAACGGAATATTTTCGTCAGCAACATCAGGCAAGCCACCATCATTTTGATGATTGTTTGATTGATTATTGTTTGCAGTTTTTTCTTCAGGTTTAAACATTTGAAACCATCCGTCAAAGTTTACTGGCATTGATTCAATAATCAAAGCAATTCCAGCATCGTTTTTGGCTTCAATAGCAACGCCGCAACGATGCCAGCGTGTTTTCATTTCACCCGCTTTGTTTTTGTATTCACCGGCTTTCGCCATAACATTAAATAGAACCGCCATTTTTAATACCTTTCAATTGTTGTGTCAACGTTTCCGTTTCCGTTAAAAATTTAATAACTTCACTTTCTAGTTCGGCAATGTATTCATTATCACGATTAACGCGATAAATATATAAAGCCAAATCATCACCAACTTCAGGGCAATAGGACACAAAATCAACCCATTTGCGGCCAGTGCAAGCCAATTGCCATTGCATTTGATGATAATACTTTGCAGGCGATTTGCCTGATAATACTGTTTCAACATGATTGGCGGCCGTTGGGCATTTAATTTCAATCAGCCCTTCATTGCCAACCATTCCGTCAGGTGATGCGCCAGCCATTTCAATGGTTGGATGATTAACAAACGCAATTTCAGTGACAAACACACCTGACAACGCCTCATATAATGAACGTGCAACGGGTTCAAGCATTGTGCCGCGTTCCATGTGATGATTGGTAAACCCTTCATCCTTTGCACCTGTTAAGCGTTCGCAAACCAATTGAATACGGTAGTTGCGGCGCGTGGCCGCTTCACCTGATTTGCCAGTTGCCATAACATCAGCAACGCGACTGGCAGTTACTTTACCCAATCGCATGGCAAACCATTCGGGCGTGCCTTGTTCAATGTTTTGCATCAAGTTCACCTTTTTTAACTGGATTTGCAAGGCGGTATTTGTCACCCAAATATGCAATCGCTTCAATTAATTTTTTATCGTAAATTTTGCGGTGTTTTGGGTCAGGATTTTTCATGCCATAAAGTGAAATGATTGTCATTTTATTTTCCTTCAAAAAGTGATTTCATTTGGTCTTTAGCAGTGACAACGGCTTTAGTTGCCGCAACATCGCCTTTGCATAACACAATGACAGTTTGATATGCCGTCATTAATTCATCCATTGTCTTGCAATTTGTTATTTGCTTGACCAATGTTTCAGTAGAAATGCGGTTGCCTTCATCACGATTGCTTGCCCTATCGCCATCATCATCATCAGCATATAGGCCGCAAATAGCAGAAAGAGAATAGCGGCGTAAATAGGTAAGTGCCGAACCAAACCCCTGCGGGTCTTGTTTTGATAGCGGGCATGTTGCAGTGTCTTCAACCCATTCCCCTGAAATGTGCAATAAACGCGTTGTAAGATGCAAGCGGCCATCATCACTTGGTGTTGGTGATTGCATGAATACAATATTGTTGTTGTTCAAATGATTCTTGACTGCATCAATCACGCTTGATAAATCAGCATAGTTATTTTTTAGATGCGGATTTTTTGCGTTTTCCACAGCAAACTTAATTGATTTTTGCGCCAATAGCAAATCAGGCGATATTTTGATAAGTGATTCTGAAGTTTTCATAAGCAATACCACCATTTAATTAATGTGTAAGTGAAGAATAAGAATGCAACCAATGTAAATACATACAACGGCCAGTCGTGTTTTGTTTTGTTCATGTTAATTGCCCTCGATGCTAAATATTTCGTTTTCGATGTCTTCAATAACAGACGATGAAAGAATTGACCAAATGTTGGTTGTGTCACCTGTCAGTTCAACTGAACGGATGTCAATGTCATAAAGTGTTGGGGAATCGCCAGTGCCATAAGCGTCACGGCATTTTTCACAGGTATAGTAAACATCAAGGTCGATTCCGTTGATGGTGATGGTTTGAACAGACATATTGTTTCCTTTCGTTTCCAGTAAGGGGCTTGCGCCCCGTTTTTTAATTAATTTGTAAATTTACAGCTTTAAAAATCGCTTCAGATTTGTAAAACCCTTTGTTTGGTTCAATAATAATACCGTTTTGTTCAATTTGCCAACAAGCAGAACCGCCTTTGTCAGTTTCATAAAAACAAGTTACATTGCCAATTTTAATTTCATGGCGTTTTGCAGGGATTCCATTAAAAAAACGATTTTGTAAAATTGTAATTTTAGTTGATGATACTGATAAATTATTTTCTTTTGCGATTAATTTTGCTGTTTTTTCGTTCATGATGTTTTCTTTCGTTTCGTTTAATATGCGTTGTGCATGTGATAAATATACAGATAAATTATACATTGTGCAAACTATTTATACATTTTTTAAAAATAATTTGAAAGTGTGGTTTTTATGCAACAATCCGAACATCAAGAACAAGTTGCCGTGATTCAATGGTTTCGCATGGCATATCCAAAGTTGATAATGTTTTCCATTCCCAACGCGGCAAAGCGTAGCCCGCAACTGGCCAGTTACATGAAAGCCGAAGGAATGTTGGCTGGCGTGTCGGATTTGTTTTTAATGAAACCAAACAAAACGCATCATGGCTTGTTTATTGAAATGAAGTCAAAGGCTGGCAAAGTTTCAGACCAGCAAGAATATTTTATTGGCATGGCAAAAGCAAATGGGTATGCGGCTTGCGTATGTTATTCATTTGATGAAGCACAGGCGGCAATTACAAATTACTTGCATGATGTATAAATAGCAATGTAGAATGATTTTGGCTAGGTTATGCAGACCGAAAAGCGGAATCATCACCCGCCTGCCAATTTTCCTATAGATGACAACCTTATGATGAGAGGGCAAAACATGGATTGGTTCAGACACGATTCAAATGCTAATTTAGACGACAAACTTCAGGAAGTATTGCTTGATTACGGCCTTGAAGGGTATGGTCTTTATTGGTATTGCATTGAATTAATTGTTGGCCGAGTGGCCGCAGATAACATCACATTTGAATTAAAGCACGATGCAAGGGTTATTGCCCGCAATACAGGTTCAACGCCGCAAAAAGTCGAAGAAATGATGAAACGATTTGTTGATGTTGGATTGTTTGAAAACTTTGACGGCACGATTACTTGTTTAAAGGTTGCAAAGCGTTTAATGACATCCGCAACAAGCAACCCGCAAATGCGAAATTTAATTCAAAATATTAAAGAAAATCAAGGTGTTGAAGAACCATCACGACACCGTCATGACGGCGTCATGCTAGATAAGATAAGAATAGATAAGATTAGAGAAGAAAAGAAAACAAAATACACGCCGCAAATTCCTGCGGAATTATTGGCTGATTATTTAAAGTTAAGAAAAGCCAAGAAAACAGGCGAATTAACCGAAACCGCTTTTAAAGGGATTGAACGCGAGGCGTTAAAGGCTGGCATTGATGCGGAACGTGCAATTCAAATATGTTGTGAACGTGGATGGGTTGGCTTTAAGGCTGAATGGATTCAGGCAAAATCACAAAAACAATCATTTCAGGATTCACGCGAGGCGGCCGCAAGAACGGCATTTGGTTCATTGCTGACAAATCAGTTTCAGGTTGAAAAGGTGATTGGTGATGAATAAACAACCTTTACCATTGGAATGGATTGAACGCATATTTCAACGCTTGCATGGCCGATTTGGCAATTCATTCACAGACAAATTTAAAATGGGTCAGTATGACAACCAAGGCAACGACATTGGATTGTTAAACGCCAAGCATGTTTGGTCTGAAGAATTGGCAGGCATATCACCTGAACGCATAAAGAATGGTTTGCTGGCAACTTATGAATACGCGCCATCATGTGACCAATTTAAGGCGCAATGCAAATCAACACCTATTGCACACCAAGACTTTGCAAAACTGCCAGCACCGCCAAAGGATTTGCAGAAAGCCGCAGAAAATTTGGCCAAGATAAAAAATATTCTACAAACAACATGGCATGAAACGTTATGAAGTCAGAATTTACAATTCAACAAATTGACAAACAAACATGTGCTGGCATTCTTTTAAAGTTTCATTATTTAAAAGATATTTCAAAAGGATTTAAAACTGGATTTAATTACGGATTGTTTAAAGAAAATAATTGTGTTGGTGTTGTTATATTTACAGGTTTTCCAGTTCCCGAATTGGCAAAAGGCATGTTAGGTCTTGAACGCAATCAGCAAGACGGTCTTTTTGAATTAAGTAGATTGTGTTTAATTCCTGAAATACAACAAACTGAACATAATATTGCAACATGGTTTGTTTCAAGGGCAATAAGGCAATTAAGAAAAGACACCAATGTTCGCGTCATATTATCTTATGCGGATGTTGATTTTCATAATGGCACAGTTTATAAAGCCGCAAATTTTACTTATTACGGAATGACTGCTAGTAAAAAAGATTTTTGGATTAAAAAATTTGATGGCACATTTATTAAACATAGTCGTGGAAAAGTTAAAGGAATTGATGGCGAATGGCGTGAACGTTCAAGAAAGCACAGGTTTGCAATGATTTTTGATAATTCATTAAATGTGTTATGGCAAAAACAATAAAATATTCTACATTGTCATTAATTTATAGTATAAAATTACACAATGATTGAACGGCGATATACAGTGATTGATGAATTTGGCGAACCAATCCGCAAATTTTACACGCGGGGTGACGCACGGGCGTTTATTGAAAAACGGCCTGAAATGAAAATTGTTGTTGCACCAAAAAAAGATATATTTGACAAATTGCTTGATGATGTTGGTCAAGCCCCATTTTAAGGACAAAACATGACCGGTGATGAATTAAAAAAATACCGAAATCAAATGGCGTTGACACAAACGCAACTGGCCGCCGCAATTGATAGAACACGGGACATGATTGCCAAATATGAATCAGGCAAATACCCAATCCCGCAAAAGATTAAAGAAAAGATTTGGGCAATGGCGCGTGGAAGTTAAATGGGAAACTTGGGGCAAGTATGCCGTAAAGACAAAAGGCTATTCAATCAGCAAGGCAATGATTGACGGCAAATGGCTTTATACATTATGGAAACTGCCCGCAACATCACTTGGAAACTTTGGGAGTGCAAATGACGCAAAAAAAGCGCACTTGGAATTTGTCAGAAATGAACCGACCAAATCTGATTCAGTTGATTCAGGAATTGGATTGCAAGCAGGATTGGCAAATAATTATTCAAAAGCCAAAGGATAAAAGAACGCTTGAACAAAATGCAAGGTTGTGGCCGTTATACAAAAGCATTGGTGATTGCTTGGGTTACACTGAAGACGAAATGCACCTTTTAATGGGGTATAAGTTTTTAAGACGGCATGAATATGTTGGTGATGTAATGGTTGAATACATTGAAAGCACAACTGAATTAGACACAAAACAAATGGCGCAGTATCAGGAAAGCATTGAAATTTGGGCATCACAAATGGGCTGGTCTTGGGATGAATAACAAAGTAGCATTGTCATTAACTGAAGTATTGCAGGCGGCAAACGCAGGAATATATCGCGTTGTTGAAAACATAAAGATTAATCGCGGCGGCACGCATGGGTTAAAGAATAACAACGATTGGAATTTGCATATTGAAGGTGCGTTGGCTGAATGTGCGTTGGCAAAGTTTTTGAATGTGTATTGGGAAGGCAAGGGAAGTTTCAACGGCGTGGATGTTGGAAGCGTTGATGCCCGTTCGACCCGACACGAAAAAGGTTGTTTGATTATTCATCCCAGTGATGATGACAATCGCAAATATTATTTATTAACTGGATTTGATGGGAATTACATTGTGCGAGGCTGGATTTGGGGGCGCGATGCTAAAAATCAAATTTATTGGACTGACCCAACAGGTAAAAACAGACCGGCTTACTTTATACCGCAAAGCAAACTTAATGGAGTGGATGCAAAATGATTCTTGAACAAGATATTCGTGAAAAGTTTGAAAAATGGGCTGGTCAGCAAAATCACAACCTGACACGACACCCAACAAACAACGATTTTTATTATAACCGCGATGTTTCAATGTTATGGGTGTGTTATGCCGAAGCGTATGCACAAGGCCGCATGGATGAAAACGCAAGCATTCAAGATTTGCTTGAAGACGCATTTGATGATGCCCCTGAAACAGAATTGCCAGTTGTCGCAAATATTTTGTATGAACGCAGTGAAGGTTTGGATGAATAAACAATGTTGTTGAGTGATTATCCTTATTATCACCCATTGCGTAACACGCCATTAATTGAAATTGGTGCTGAATATCAGATAAAAGACAGTAAAGTTTGGGCAAAGGTAACGCCGCCTTATGGAATCGCCAATAAAACTTTTAATGAATTGGGCGCAGTTTGGACAAAATGGGATAAATGGAAAGCCACAAAATGACAAAGGCTGAAAAGCAAAGGTTTCAAAGGATGGTTGATTTGGGATGTATTATTTGTTTGCGTGGTGGTTGGGGACATTCACAACCTGAAATTCATCACATACGCAAAGGTCAAGGGGTAGGCCAGCGGGCTAGTCACGACAAAACAATTCCATTATGCCCAGCACATCACCGCACTGGGGGATATGGCGTTGCTATACACGCAGGGCAAAAGGCGTTTGAAAATAAATTTGGGGATGAACATTTTTTGTTAGAATATACCAATCAATTAATAGGGGCGTAACATGAAACAGACATTTACAGTTATTGAAGGCCGCATGAATGAACAAACGGTCACGCTTGGCGAATTCTTTTTAACACTATTGCACAGCGCAACAAATACACATATTTTACATTTGCAAACTAAGTCATACGCTGAACACAAAGCGTTGCAGGGCTTTTATGAAAACATTGCCGATTTAACTGACAGCATCATTGAAGCGTGTCAAGGTAAGAACCAACACATTGTGGAATATCCACACGCATACACACCGCCAATGGCAAATGGTCTTGATGAATTGAAAGCGTTGTCATTGTATGTGCAAGCAAACCGCAGTGTTGTTGGTGCTGATACAGAATTGCAGAATTTGGTTGATGAAGTGATGGCATTGATTGATTCAACCATTTATAAACTTACATTCTTAAAATAAGGATTGATTATGAAACCTGAAGTTCAAGCGGCAGTGGATAAGTTAATCGCCAGTTATGGTGATGTTAAGCGTGAAGCCAAATCAATACAACTTGACCCAGTTGATGTTCGTGATGCATTCCTAAAATCAATGCCCGGCACAGTTGAACATTATGTGTTGGCCTTGTTGCATGACAATAACCCAGTCGGCACAATGACTGCGACAGTGATTAACAAGGGAAAGAAGTCAAAGGCAATGTTGATTAATGATGTGGTATTTCCTGATTCAGTCATTGAAGACTAGATAAAAAAGGATAAGATAAGATGAAGAAAATTTATAATAATGTTGTTGAAGCATTAGCGGATGATGACGAAACAATGCAATCACCATGCAAACATGGCAACATTGTTATTAATCACGCTTGTTATTGCCATAATGAATCGCCTGATGCGCCTAGAAAGTGTCATGTTTGGCGCAACGTATTAGATTGGAATAAAAGCAATTGCGAATTGTTTGAAAATGCCGACAGCCCCGCTGAATAACAAGTGCCGTGAATTGGGGTGCAATAACCCCAAGACATCCCGTTCAACGTTTTGTGTCAATCATGGTGGTGGCATAACAGAAAAGGGAAAAGAGAACAGCAAGTTATACAGTCAAGGTTATTGGAAGAAGCAAAGACAGGCACAATTAAGCAAAGCCCCGTTATGTGCGGCATGTTTAATTAATGGTAAGGTGATACAGGCTGAACACATTGACCATGTATTCCCACATCGACAGAATGCCGAACGCTTTAGACGCAACCTGTTTCAGTCATTATGCCCAACATGTCACACCATTAAGACACAGTTTGAGAATCGTGGGGTATATCTGTATTACAGCAAGCACGGTGTCATTACATACAATGATGCTGATTACAATAGAGTGATGAAGGATAGATAAGATATGAACAAGACAGACATATTAAGAACGGCTGAAGAATGTATCACGGTCGATAGGCAATCCACACACGGGAACGCTGAAGACAACTTCAGTCGCATTGCCGCACTATGGACAGCATACTTTGACAATGCTTATTACTTTGATGCAAAGGATGTGGCCGCAATGATGGTGCTATTTAAGATGGCACGCTACAAAGCCAACCCATCACACCCTGACAACATGATTGATGCGTGTGGGTATGCCGCTTTTGCAGGCGAGATGGGATATGCAAGAAATATTGAGATGCCTGACATCCCCGAATTCAACGATTATTGATTTATTCATTGAGAAAAACGAATAACTTAAATAT